TATGGAATGAAGGCGCGAGTGAAACTGGCGCAATGGAAGAAATGTTGAAAACCTACACGAATACTGATAGTTGTCGTATAAATAGGTGTAGCGTTTCCGGACAGAAACTCAACAAAACAATCCCTCGGCGGTTCCCCTTTCTTGTCCGGAAACTGGGCTGTCGAGGGATCATTCAACTGGACTTCAAATGGACAAACTAGTAGACGGCATCATTTACTGTGCGTATCGTTACACATATGGCGAAGATTTTTTGAAGATGTATGTTGGCCAGACTATTCGTAACCTAGATACTCGTAAACGGGCCCACTTCAATCAGGCTAGGTATGATCCACATCCCGGACACTTTCAGAGAGCATTACTGAAATATGGCCTGGACGCCTTTACATGGGTAGTATTAAAAACTTTCTCCAGAGTAGAATATTCAATTTTATGTGAATCTGAAGTAGAATTCATAGCACTTTACGACACTTATAATAATGGATACAACTCCACTCTCGGAGGTGAAGGCACGCCTGGATGTAAGGTCTCCCCCGAAGGTATAGAGCGCCGTCGTCGAGATGCTTTGAAATATTGGGAAGACCCTAAGAATCATCAGTTGCACAGTGATCGTAGTCGCCAATTTCACATCAACCACCCAGAAGTTGCCCGAAAATCTAGCGACCGCCAACGAGAGCTCTGGCAAGACCCTAAACATAGAGCTGATCGACATCGATCCATCATAGAAGCTGTCAATCGACCTGAAGTTAGAGAGAAAAATCGTCTGTCGGGAATTGCTGACACTGAGACGATTCGAGAACGTTTAATATCGGCCAACATTCGCCGATGGGTACTAGAAGACCCCTCTGCCCAGGTTGTGTTTGATACTTATGGCAACGTAGTTGAAAAACTTAAAGAACTGTCTGTCAGTTTTCCAACGTTCTTTAAGTTTAGGCAACCTTCATCAACGGCCGAGATCGAATGGTCTGCGACTATTCGAGCGCCAAACACGCCACGAAAACCTCACGCCTTAGTGGGTTACACCTTACATAAATACAATCGAGACAAGAAAGTTTAACATGGAGAATCGCTTGAACAAATATTACACATACGATGAAGTACTGGCCGCGTCTACAAATTACTTCGGGGGAGATGGTCTCGCAGCAAAGGTGACTTGTGATAAATACCTTTTGAGGAATGCATCCGGTGATTTTCTAGAGCTAACTCCTAATGATATGCACAGGCGTATATCCAAGGAACTCGCTAGGATTGAAAGTAGTAAGTTTAAGAATCCACTTTCAGAGGACGACATTTTTGGCCTGATGAAAGACTTTAAGAGATTCATCCCACAAGGGTCATTACTTGCTGGCATTGGTAATAGACAACAATACACATCCCTTTCAAATTGTTTTGCTATCACATCCCCGCTTGATAGTTACGGTGCTATCTTAAAGAGCGACGAAGAAATTTGCCAGAGCTCAAAACGCCGTATGGGTGTAGGTCTAGATTTGTCGCATCTTCGGCCCGCAGGAACGCCTACGTCCAACTCTGCTCGGAGTTCCACTGGAATTCTCACGTTTGCGGCTAGATATTCTCACACTATCCGCGAGGTAGGTCAAAATTCGCGACGCGGAGCGTGTATGGTTACTCTCAATGTTCATCACCCAGAAGTCGCCGAGTACGCTAAATCAAAATCCAACTTATCCGAGCTCACTGGAGTAAATATGTCGGTCAGACTGTCAGATGAGTTTATGGGTGCTATGAAAGCTTCTGAGAAATATCAACAGAGGTGGCCCGTGGACTCGACTTCTCCGACGATTTCTCAGATGGTAGATGCTAGAGAAGTATGGAATACTATCACCAAATGTGCTCATAATTTTGCCGAACCGGGACTTCTATTCTGGGATACAATTATCAGAGAGAGTGTTCCCGACTCATACGCCGAGTTTAAGACAGTTACGACAAATCCATGTTGTTTCTCAGAAGATATTGATGTCATGGTCCGCACTGATAGTGGATTGAAGGAGCTTAAGACTATCACTTCCACAGACCTTGTGTGGGTTGATCCAACTCAGACATGGGAAAGGACATCTGGATACTTCAATTCCGGACAATCCTTTGTGTGTGAAGTTGCATTCGAAAACGGCGTCAAGTTACATGTCACCGAAAATCACAAATTCCGTCGCGCCGATGGCCAACTTGTAGAACTTAGACATATTGAAGTCGGCACTGCAATATCAATCTGTTCTAAGTGTATGCCGGATGAATCGATCCCCATTACTCGCGTGGCCTCCATCACAGGAGTCGCAGGGCTAAAATCTGTAGGATGTATCAAAGTTGAGAATCATCACATGTTCACTGCCGACGGCATCATATCGGGAAACTCAGAATTGCCTCTGAGTGCTAATGATAGTTGCCGACTTGGAGTTGTAAATCTTTTCACTTATGTCAACGACCCATTTACCCCTGACGCCGCGTTTGACTATATTAGATTCTTTGAAGACGCAAAACTCATCCAACGCCTGATGGATGATGTAGTGGACCTTGAGTTGGAGTGTATTGATCGAATTATCATCAAGATAGAATCTGATGAACAGCCAGATAACATCAAAGACAGAGAACTTAATCTTTGGTTGAATATTAAACAGTCCTGTAGCCGCGGCCGCCGGATTGGGGTGGGAATCACCGCTCTTGCCGATACACTGGCAGCCCTTGACGTGGCTTATGGCTCGCCCGAATCGATTACAGTCACTGAAGAGATATACAAGACCTTAAAGTTGTCTTGCTACCGTTCGTCGGTGGATATAGCGAAAGAACTCGGCCCATTTGAAGTCTGGGATGCATCACTAGAGACGGATAACCCGTTCCTCCTTCGTATAAAGGATGAAGACTTTGAGTTGTACGAAGACATGATGAAGTACGGCCGTCGTAACATCGCAATCCTCACTACCAGTCCTGCTGGCAGCATATCGATATTGGCCGGCTCGTCATCTGGGATCGAACCCGTATATCAATTAGAATATACGCGGCGAAAGAAGGTCAACCCAGATGATACAGATGTCCGAGTCGATGAAACAGATGATAGTGGCGATAAATGGCAACACTTTAAGGTCTTCCACCCAAAGATACAAACATGGATGGAAGTAACTGGCGAAACGGATATAACTAAGTCTCCTTGGTTTGGGTGTTGTGCCATGGATATTGACTGGAAGTCTCGAATAAACTTGCAGGCGGCCGCCCAACGCCATGTTTGTGCATCGATTTCATCCACTGTAAATCTCCCTTCCGATGTTTCTGAAGAGGAAGTTGCCGATATCTACGAGTACGCCTATGATGTGGGGTGCAAGGGTATTACCGTGTACCGCGACGGCTCTAGGTCGAATGTCATCGGCACTACAATCAACACCGATGAAAATAAGATAATCAAGTCTACCGCCCCCAAACGACCTAAAGAACTGCCGTGTCATATTCACCACATTTCGGTCATGGGCGAAAAGTATTTTGTCATCGTTGGAATGTTGGAAGACGATCCGTATGAAATTTTTGCAGGCAAGGCCGGTGTAATCTCCAAGTCTCATAAAATCGGAGTACTCGCAAGAGTCCGAAGGGGGGTGTACACGTTGATTCTTCCCAACGGCGAAGAGATTGAAAGCCTCACGGAGTTTGAGGACCCAGAGGAAGATGCTATGAGTCGTATGATCTCTTGCAGCTTGAGGCATGGTGCTGATATTATGTTCATCGTTCATCAACTTGAGAAATCCCAAGGACATATGGCAGGATTCTCTAAGTCTGTCGCTCGGGCGCTCAAGAAGTACATTCCTGATGGGACGGAGATTTCTGGTGAGGAGTGTGAGGAATGTGGAGAACTGTTGGTACGCCAATCTGGATGTGCTCAATGTCTTGCATGTGGGTGGCAAAAGTGCCTGTAGTACCGTCTTGCCTCTTATAAATAGGTGTGAACTTATAAGAGGTTACTGATGGCACGACAGATTACATCGTTTGGAGAATTCTTGGCGGAGAAGTCCGGCACACACTCAGCTGATGTCAATGAAATTCTCTATGCTTTGTATATGGCTGGTGAGAAGTGGAAGAGCATCGATGGATTCGCAGAAGTTCGCCGGCAACTAGCACAAAAAACCAAACTTCTGAACGATCCTGTTGATTATGCAGATCAAGACGGCCGTGCTAAGGATATGGCCAAAGAGACAAAGAAGTGGATGTCTAAAAATGGATATCCTGGCACAGTGAAGGTGGTTTGGTGGACTGCCAGGCCGGGAGTGCTTGCTAAAGCAGTCGGACACCCAGTAGATTCTTCAAAGAATCCAACTGATGTTCTTGTCCAGACCTCGCAAGGAAAATTTCTTGGGCTCTCCGCTAAGTCTACTAAGGGGAGGGGTGATATCGGATTTAAGAATCCCGGCATCGGCACAGTCGAAAGAGACTTGAATATAGATTTGAAGATATATGAAACTGAAGCCGTGGAAACTGCTGTTGCTTCACTCGGCGCGCCTCAAAGTAAGAGTGCTCGCAAATCTTGGCTTCGAGACCCTGAAAATGTTGATGTAAGGCCTCAGATCAAAGAGCTAGCTGACGGCGTGTTGCGCAATGTTCGAAACACCATTTACACTCAGATGAAAAAAATGAAACAACCCGCTCTGTTGGATTATTTGATGGAATCATGGATGGATTCTGGTGTTGTAGACCCGCCATATATCAAGGTCACCGGTCATGGTAAGGCAGGAACATATAATACTACCATCTTAGACCCACTCAAAAATACTAAAGTAGGCCACTTGAACAAAGGTCCAATCAAGTTAGAATTGAGTGGCGACAACGGTATTATCATTTCAGCTGAGAAAAGTAAAATCATGAAAATTAGAGTAAAGTGGGAGTCTGAGGCACTAGGAAGCAGCTTGAAACTTAGTGGAGACCCCGTATAAATAGGTGTGAACTTATAAGAGGTCACTGATGGCACGACGAATCACAACGTTTAAACAATTTATCACTGAGGGTGGAATGAGCCCTAGTGAATGGGGAAAGGTCAATTCCAAGACTCGTGAACCTCGACTGGAAATCCTTGCCGGTGCTATCCGATCAGGTCAACCAGTGGAATACAAGGCTCCAAAGATTGGCCAAGGTAGTGTTGTCCTAGACAAGTCCAACCTAGACACAGTCGCAAAGGCCCAGTCTGAATTCAACACAACGGGTAAGGTCTCTTCATTCGCTCTAACAGGACAAGACCTCGCAACAGGAGCTGCCGTTGCGATCACTTCTACTCACATCACCAAGAATGATTTCTTCGGGGGTGGAGGTTCTGGTAGTGGTGGAGGTGCGGCGTCAACCGACCTAACCGAGTCTGCTCAGTGTTACTACTGCGCTCTCGTCTCACATGTCTATGGTCGTGAACTCCAATTGGATGAGGTCATCTCTCCTGACAAGTTCAAGAAGGCCTCGAAGTATGTTGAAGCAACGAGTAACATTGCAGACATCATCGGCAAGATCGACCCTGAGTGGGAACAGTCTTCCCGCAAGATCGCCAACATCATGTTGCGTCAGATGTACATTTCCTCTAGTGCAAACAACGTCGTGTATCGTGGTAAGGCCGTGATGAACGAAGTCTATGCTGCAATGAAGCTTGCCTGTAAGAACTCCGGCATCCGACCCCTGAATAACGACAAGTGGAACCCCGGTGATATCTGGGCGCAAGCGGGTAAGAAGAAGATCGTCTTTGATACGACAAGCATCCAGGCACTCAATGCTCAAATCCTCGACCTGTTCAACTCAAAGGAACTCATTGCAGTTTCCTTGAAAAAGATCGGTAAGAAGGCCGAACCCGTGATCAAGGAATATAACACAGACGGAGCAGATCACTTGGTCGTCAAGTTGGATGGATTTAGTCTTGCTCCAAAGGGGAAGGGATTCTTCGAGTCGGGCAAGGATGTCTATATTGTCCATAGTGAAGGCAAGACTCAGGCTCGTACATTCAACGACATGAGTAACTTCTCGATGGAACACAAACTCAAGGTCGCCGCTGGCGGCAAAGCAGGCCATGGTGCTATCAACGACATAGCTTCGATGAACAAGTCTAAGGTCATGCTCGATGAGTACAAGACACTCAAACGCCTAGTCGCAGGCAACTCACCTCAGTTCCACAAGAGATTTGCGAAACTTGTCATAAAGTACTACGACAAGGGAATGAGTCTTAAAGATATTTCTGAGGGAATCAACGAGAAACACGCCGCGAAGAAATTCGACTGGCTCTTCAGTAAGTTCCTTGGAATGCAACTGATCGATATGATCAAGTCTGACCGTTCCAAGAACATCCTAACACAAACAGTCAACTACGCTTTTAGTGCATCCGATCTATCGTCTGCATACATAAAGATATCCTAGAGAGGATCAAGATATGGACCCTATTGTTTCCAGTACACATTATTCAGGCACTAAGTCTGTTCCTACATCAAACACCTATAGCAGTCTGGCTCAGATTGAAACCGTGACAGTGACTTCAACGTCTCAGACATTAGACGAACTCTTGGGCGACAAGCAGCTCCACGCCAACTTGAAGGAACTTGTTCTAGTTCCTGCGAGTGAGTTGATCTACTGCAACGACAGTAATATTGCGGCCGGTACTTCTGGTGACTCTGCTCCCGTCCCGGAAAATGGCATCTCAATGCTAATGAATAAGTCACTTGCAGACCAACTAGAGTTCTATGCAGAAGTCGATACAGCGTTGTCCGTCTTCCAGTTGGGCTAGTAATGCACTACGTTGCTATTGACTATTCCATGGCGAGCCCCAGCATCTGCGTGTCTGATAGTCTAGACGCAGTACTTGAAGACTGCCAGTTCTACTTTCTGACCTCGGTCAAGAAACATGTCGAGACCTTCAACTTGAATATTCATGGTGAGTATCACAAAGAGTACTCCCTAAGTGAAGAGCGTTGGGATCAGATTTCTGGGTGGGCTATGTCGCACATTCCAGATGACTCAATCGTGACGATGGAGGGGTATTCCTTCGGGTCCAAGGGGAGTCGTCTGTTCCAACTCGCAGAGAATACAGGACTCTTGAAGTTCAAACTCTGGCAACGTGGCATCCCATTCAGCCTGCCATCACCCGGTCAAGTGAAGAAGTTCGCAACGGGTAATGGTAATGCGAACAAAGAGATGATGTACTTGCAGTTCCTCGAAGACACTGGATGCAACCTTGTGGATGTATTTGGTGTCAAGTCGTGCGACTCCAAGCCCGTCAACGACCTTGTAGACTCTTACTATATCTTGAAGTTCGGTCAGTCCTCTTATAAATAGGACTAGGAGAACACCAACATGAGTGACAGTACTTCATACCCATATGATAATTCTAGAATCATCATCTTTGATGCCACGCCATCAGGCGCTTCTGGTCTTGCACTAAATGAGAACTTCAAGGAATTATCAGACAGGATCGGCAAGAGCATGTACAACCAAACAACAAATCCCAGCAACACCAATGACTATACAGAGGGGTATTCTGTTGGGTCTATCTGGCACAACGAGACAAATGCGATGTTGTTCAAGTGCATTGAAGATGGTACTTTACCAACCCCTGCTCCCGGTAACGCAGTATGGATCGCATACGCTATCCGTGAAGCAGTCCCGGCCACTGACGGGGACGAGAACATCACATTCAGAGATGTCATCGGTAACAAGGATGATGTTGCATCTATTGTAGCAACTGCATCTATCGTTGCTCTTACACGAAGTCTTCTAGCCCTTGTAGGTGATCTCCCAACTCCAATTACTTCGGGTGATATTCTAGTTCCTACATCCGACACCACTGATAATATAGATGGATATGATGTCATCGGCAACAAACTTGACGGAACTTCAGGCGACTCGTTGATATCGAGACACTTGCAGACCCAAGAAACTCTCGATCTAATTCAGACTCGCGTCGATCTGACATCAACTCAAACTTCAGTTGATTTACTTCCCACTTCAGGGGACTTCTATGTTAGTGCTGCAGACTCGACCGACAATGTTGATATCATGGATGTCATCGGAAACAAAACGGACTTATCCTCGCGAGAAGCTGATACTGCATCGATTGTCGCGTTGGTCAGAAAGACACTAGATGAAGCAACCGAGACCGAACATCACTTGCATAACTCTGAGAGATGGTTCGGGCCCGATCCTTCTCCGACTGCAACTAAGGCGGCCGCATTACTTGGGGACATAAACGACACTTCAGGTGATTATGTCATCTCGTCGTTCCGAGCAACTACAGGCACAAATAATGCATATGGAACCCCACTTCAAGTGTTCGGCGAAGACGACCTCCTCCTAATGCCTTCTGGTAGACAAGCCTTTTTAGACCCACATAGACTCAGAATAACCGATTTGGAAGAAGATCGCACTGGATTTGTGTTCCGTGTCTCATATGGCACCGGCATTCACGCCTAAGCTATTGCGGCCGAACAATTCACCATAGTTCCCCTGTTCATTGAAAAGGCGCTCAAGAACGAGATCCCATTGGCGATTCTTTCTCGGAGAATGCCCAATGTCTCTGGTGTGAAGAGTTGGGTTGAAGTTCTTTCATACGACGATGCGACGGCCGTATGGGTAGACTTCCAGTTTGGAGTTCACGGATATGACTCATAGTCGCTAATGATGCAGACGTATAAATAGATGTAGAAATCACAAGGAGATTTGAAATGAAGAAAATGCAAACAATTTTGTCACTTTCTCTGATCGTGCTACTCTTCGCAGGGTGTGCGGCCAACTTCGGCACCGGGCAACTGATCCAGAATACCGCTGGCGCCCACGCCGCTGCAACAGGTAAAGCTGAGATCGACAACGCAGATGTTGAAGATGGAGGGACTCTAGAGGGTTCCCCTTTACCCGAGCTCCCGGAACTGGAAGTGGTGGAACCGGAAGCAGTGGAACCGGAAGTAGTGGACCCAGTATTGCAGACGGAGCCCGAAGCGGATACGCTCTAGGAAATCTAATCGTACCTGGCATCGGCGGTATAGTCGGTGGTATTGTAGGTGTTATTGGAGTCCTGATAGCAAGACGTAGAAACCCCTAGCCCGATACCCGCGCTCACATAATTTGTTGCTTTGTAATTATTGAGTTGATGAGTGGAATTATGAGCCGAAAACTACAAAGAGATATTATGGAAATTGACTTTACATCGCTCGATCATAGCCTGTCTATGGTCGAGCTTCTTACCTTTCTTACCTCGACGTTGACTGTAGAGGACATGATCGTAAGTGTCCACGATGATATCGTAGAATACGAAGCGGCATCCGGCGGGTGTATCGAGTGCAAGGGACTACTGAAAGTTCCTGAATACGCGGTTTGTTTATGCGGTGCAGAGACAGACACGATATCAGTCTCGCATGTTCACGAAGTATCAACCGAAATCTTCATCAGTCTCACAGCTGTCATTACAGTCTACTTCCATGTGGAGGGGACTGATCCAGTTATTGCAGACTGTACCACACTACAACCCGGAGAATCCTTCAAGGTCAACCCCGGTGTTTGTCATAGTATGATGTGGGAAAAGGAAGGCAAGATCATGGTACTAACCGTTCCCGCTGACCAAGGATTCCCAGATGTCAAGTAACGAAATCCCAACCATTGAAGATATGCGAGCCCGAGTCGAGCTTGGAGATTGGGGCCCATATGCGTACTATGTCATGGAGACACTACGCGAGTTGAAGGGCAACCAAGAGAAGTTCGTTGCTAAGCAACAACTGCTCGAGTCCAACTTCATAGCATTGAAGACCAAGGTCATCATCTATGGTGTGATCGCAGGATTCATTGCAAGTGGATTGATGACTCTTGGAATTGGAATTGTCTTGAAGATGACATCTGGAGCGTAATGAAAACTCTTCAACAGTTCATCGCAGAACGCACTCTCACTAATGGGGAATTAGACAAACGAGAAGAGATTGCGAAAGCACTCGAACGTGAACATCCCGACTGGGATGTGTCAAAGAAAATGGCCATTGCAACTGCTGCGGCAAAGAAGTGGTCTGACGCATTATAATCATTATAAATAGGCGTGAAAGAACAATGAGTCCTAGAAGAGACTCAAATTTTGAAAGGAAACATCCAAATGAAATTACAAAAGTCAACTTTTGCAGGTATTGGTCTGATCCTCGCTGCCCTTGCGGCAGTCGCTACTGGATTCTCTGGTGGTGAAGAAGCTCCGGTTTTCTTCGCCGGGATCGTGACCGTATCCAAATTTGTGTTGCCGATGCTCGGCGGCCTGTTGGTCGCTGGTAACGCTGGCAAACCCGCCGTGTAAACAACTAATCACTATCGCGTTGTACAAGACCATCACTCCACGAGTGATGGTCTTTTTAGTGGTCTGGTTTAGACGCAACGTGTCACTGTCGATGGACTTTGTGAGTTTGTACTTGGCTACTCCAAGAGCCTCTGGGATTCTATGTGTTGGCCAGTACGTCTCAACATCCCACTCAACGATCTGCTTCCGAGGCCTAGGAGCGTGTTGCGAACGAATGAAGTTCATGTAGTCCGTTGTGATTTGGTCGATGTGGAAATCCATTAGTGCATCTTCTCCGATCCAACTCGGTGGCAGTCACACATGCACGGTGGCATATCCTGTTCGAGTTGTTTCACGATACGTTTGGCCAAGTCCTCAAACCCGGCGTCCGATGCAGAGATTATCGCATCAATTCTCGATTTGCGTAACAGGGACTCATCGACTGCATCGAGACCACTGTCATTCGAATAGTACTGTGCGAATACCAGATCGCAACATCCACGTTTAGTTGTCTTCTTCACATTGTCCATTGTCATTCCTTATAGTAGACATAATGTAGAACGGACCCATCACATTCCCCGAGTGTTTATCGGACGCATTCAAAGCGC